CCCGGATTGCATGGTAAAAGGTATCTCGTACTTAGTTCCGAGACACGTTACACCGCTTGACTTGGCAGTACGCCTTAAAAGGCGAGCTATTTTGCCATGCATGAGTTTAGGGTATACACGATGGAGAGCGGAGAATGGCCCCTCAGTCATGTGGAGATCAAATCGTGATTGATCATCCTCCACAACGACGAGAGATTCTCCTTCCTCCAACCGGGAGTGGATGAGCTCAAGAGCTCGCCCGAATGTGTGCCCCACTGCCTCACTACTAAGGCCGCACGTGTAAACGAACTGCCTTCCCTTCTCAATAGAGTCCCAACTCCAGTTCTTGGGTTTAAGTCCTCTACGGAGAGCTTTAGCTGCTTTTCTAATATATGGTCCCGCAGCCACGCTCAATTCCTCTGGACAGCCCTGAATGATCCTGGGGTGCTTGTACACCTCATCCGACGGTTTATTGCGCATCACTAGCTCTTTCTTAATGAAGGATTTCGCCCTCAAAATGGCCGGCATTTTGCAACCCTCGTCATAGATCCTCTGGAATCTTTTCCTCTTATTGGGAGGGAAGGTTTTCACCCACACGTCAAAGGGTATAGGCTCAGTGGTCTTCTCAACCAGCCGGACAAGCGTAGGCTCGACCAGCTTAGTTAGTTTCCTCCAAGCACTTATCACCTCTGTTTGGTTATTCCCTTCATGTTGTGGTAACTGCTTACCGACCCTAGCCTCAAGTCCAATCTTTTCATTGTGACAACAGGTTCGGAAAACGTCAGCAAAATATCCACTCACACTCCACACAGGCCTAGCTGCAAAGCACGGCTTGCATTTCATCTCTTTTGAAGGGCTTACCTTGAACCCAGCTTGCACCACGGTTGGTTTGCTCTTGTGTTCCGCCAAACAGCAGTCAACAATATAAGCACCATGTAGCATAAAGCGTGGCCCAAATTTAATGTACGCGTAACAATTATAAGAGAGATGGAGGTAGAATGACCAACCCCACCCCACTCTGAGAAGCAAGAATCCTAAAGTCAGGTGCGCAGCCAATCGCCACACTGCCTCATAGATCCATCGGTCAAGTCCTTGTCTTAGGAAATACGTATCCCGAAGCACTGGTAAGGTCTCAGCTAATGCCACAAAGAAAGCAAACAATAGCGTCAAATTGACGGGTTCGTACCTATTGGTAAAAACCAATGGCGGACAAATCCCATCTACCCAGTGCTGAGTGGTGATTCCCTGAAGGTTCACCAAGTAATCTCCAAAACATCGTTGCCGGTAAGAATAGGCCAGAAGCTCTTTTGTATACTCCTCAACTAAAACCATAGCCACCACGCGAAACGCTTGTGCTAGGTAATAGAAGGTGAAGTGAGATGCAATTACCCTCGTTGGACTACTGGAGAAGAAGAATTCATCTTCCCAGTACTTCAATTCGTGGTGCCAAAAACCGAAGAGGGGTTTTTCTGGAACGTCTAGTGTATCATTATGAGGGGCAAACTTCAAACCATTCTTTATGGCTGAAATTGCTCCCCCTACTCTCGCCGCTTGCTCAAATCCCTCAGGAGGTGGCATTGTGGCGAGCCTTCTAGCACTAGAAACTCTGAAATTAACCGCCTCAACGGCTGCATCATCCAGCATTGCGCTGATAGTGTGGTAGGATCCTTCCAAATCTGCATACTCGGAATTCCGAAGCATGTTCATTATCATCCTCCTAACCACTTTCTCATCCTCAACATTGCTGACATCGCGTCTGTCCCATAGGGCAAGTGTGTTTGTCTTGAGCATCTGAGTAAATGCTCTAAACTTCACAATCTTCTCTGCCCGTTTTTCCTCAACAGTCTTCTCCACAACAACCCGAGGTTGCTGCGCAACTGCCTGTCCAGGCCGTAATTGCGGGCACTGCACCAGTGTGTGTCCAAACTCATCACACACGGGGCATCGCACGCGCCTCGGCCGAGGATTCTGTGCTCGTTCTTGCCTACCTCGTTCTCGGTTGGCATTTCGGGGCGCAGCTAGGGCTAGATCACAGGTCCCATTTTCAGTGCCCTGCTGACCATTAAGGTGCTCCTGCGTTGCGGCAGCGGCACTAATAAAGTATACAGCGTCATCGGACACATTCAAATCAGGGAATCTGAGTTCATAGCAGACATCACATTCGCATTCAACGTCAAGGTGGGATCTACTTGAGTGATACCACGGTTCGTTAAAATGCATGTGACAAACTCGTTCTTCCTTCTTAATGTTATTTGGGCAGCCATGTATGCCACACTTCTGTGCAGACTTCACTCTAGGTTGCTTAATCACATTAATAATTGCAGTAATACCGGTAGTAGCTAGTTGTGCATTGGCTGGTCTTGAAGTATTTACACCCTGCACAAGTGCAAGGAGTTTGGTGCTCACTCGGAGTACCTCTTTCTCTTCAAGAGTCAACTCATCAAGGTCATCAGAGGCAGTGTACTCTCCCATCGCCCCGTTGATCTGTGATCGGATAAACGGTTCAAGAGGTACAATCACCCCCTTTTGGCCCACGGTTGTTGCCCACTCGATCAGTTCGGCTGTCCAGCCTCCCCTCATTTCGATAACCTTCGACACCTTCTTACCATTCCTACTCATCCCAGGTAACCAGAGATACGTGTTAGGTTGAACACGCGGGCCAGTAACGGGGATGGGAGTGCAATAGGGGTCTTTGGCTCCTCCTTTAACCAAATCAGCAAGCCGTGCCTTCAATTGCCTGGTAGGTATTACCAAGCCTTTGGGATTGACATGCATCTTCGGCGGGATAGTGAGCAATGTTCCATCAGATTTTACCATGGTAAAGCCGTCATAGGAACGTGCATCTTTTGAGAAAACGTGAGTCACGTCCACTCCGGGAGATTTGCACGGCAAATCCCGTTTAGATTCAGCTTGAGGCTTGAGCTCGGGGTAAGTCCTGTTCAGTAGAGCATCCAGTTTTTCCCCGAATGCTTTGTTGCTAGCACAGGCATACTGTGTTGGCGCAAACGGTGTTTTGCTGAAATTCTCCACGATGCAGGGTTGTCCCCTCTGGCACTCATCACATCGCTGGTCGGCTCGTTGGTGAGGAAAGGGGCAAGTATGAAAGTTCGAAGCATCAAAAACAGGTGCTGGCGCATCCTGCTCATAAGATTCATCCATCCAGTTGTGCCAATTGGCCTCATCCTGGGTTTCATCAGGGAACTTCCCATTCTTGTCTCTTCCAGGTCCATCACCCTTATGGGAACCTGCACCCATTTTGCCAACAGTTAGCTTACCATCCGCGCTAAGAAGGTAACCCATCTTAGTCGCTTCATTAGCTAGCTTCCTGAATGCATCCTCTTCTGAGACCCATCCTTCATTTCGTCTAACATGGGAATTACCAAGTTGCTTAATGGTGGAGTGTCTCCGGTTAAACCGTAAAGGCTGAGGATCTGACATACCTGGATCGAGAACGAAGATGAACAAGTCACCTCCATCAGGATTTGAACAGGCATTACCGGCAAAAGTGAGGGTAGGTGGATCCAATGCAGAGCCAGTACCATCATAGGTGACAATCATAGCATGGGTGGCAAATCCTTCACCACCCTTGAACTCAAGGTTGATGGTGAACATATTGCTCGACTCATCCACTGTATTGTCATCAGTGAAAATGGTAAACCCATCTCCCAATCCTCCAGATCCAGAGATGGCCGACGTATCCATAGCCGTTTCATCCCCACTGGAGTAAGTTAGATAGAGCACCATAAACTGTGTCCCAGGATCCATGGCATAATTAAACACAACAGTATTATCTGTCATGTTAATTAATCCGATTGAATCATATCCGCCAGTATCCCATCTCTTGACGGGTGTGCTGGTATCATCATAATTCAAGGGGATGTGCGCCATTAATCCTAATGAGCTAGCCGCAACAATCGGCTTTAGCAAGAGGATGTCATAGGTGACCCACAACTCTCCTGCGCCAGCATAGACTGTACCACCTTGAGTGATTATGTCTAGCGTAGCGTAGTCATAGAGAAGTGCGTCCACTACAGTGACACCCTGTTGTCGAATGTACAGAGGCTGAATTGGAGTCTCTGAGGGATCGCATTCCACAGGCATCATAAGAGAGTCGCACGGCCGTCCTGAGACAGCGAACAACCCGTTTGCTGCTTGAGATTTGTTGATGGGTTGCTGTGAGTTAACATCATACCTCATTGACAGTGTAACTGTCCCCATTCCTGCGTTTCCTGCAGTTGTAAATGAGGAGGTTGATTTAAACTCAAAGATCATGCCCAAAATCTTATACTGTTGGAATCTACGTGCGATGGCATTGAGCCAAGGGAAGAAAGTAGCATTAGTTGGCTGAACAGAACCAGTAGACACAGAAAAAGCAGAGGTCATTGAAACATCCTTGATGTACTCACGGTGCGTAACCCGGGAGCTGGTCTCTGATCTATGCATAGCTGGAATTTGTGCAGCAACTGATCCTACACCCATAATCGAGTTATTCTGAGTGGGGACAGGCGGGACAATCTCTGTATACGCCCCAGCACCAATAACAGAACTAAATAGGCTTTCTGCAGCCCCTCCGAGCCACCCGCCGATCTTCGATCCGATATTCTGTCCCAATTTCTTTCCCTTCCCTTCCTTATAGGCTCCGCGGCCTCTGATCAGTTTGCCTGTTCCAACTTTAGTTTTCTCGGCCTCTGGTAAGGCTTTCAAATACTCAAGTTGAGCTGTAAGCTGCTTCCGGCGATTAGCTCGGCGTGCAGTTTTAGACTCTGCTGTTCTGGCCTTACGGACCCTTTTGGGTTTTTCTTTCTTCTCCTCACCTGGCATGTCATCAAGACCGGTCCATTCGCCATTGGAACCGTTCAATTTAACACAATTGGGAGTGAGAAAAGGAGAAATGGTCATTAACTCGCTGAGACTGATAACCTTCGACTGACAAGCCCCCCAAAAGAGGACTGTCAGGAATACAATCAAGAAGCGCAACCCAAATCCTTTAGGGGTAGAGGATGTTAAGGCTTCCTCAAAGCCTGTTTGGACTTCATCCACATCGACCTCAGATGAAAATTCCTGCGTGACTGCCGCTTGGTAGGCCCGCTCACAGAATTTACCTGATTCTTCGGTATAAGCAACGGTAGCTTGTTGGCGCCCCGTCCCAGCGCATATTTTGCTCAAGCCATCCTCCTTGGGTGGAAATCCGGCAGTTGGTAGCTGCTGGTTATCTGTTTCTGACACGTGGTTGGTTACACGCCGACAGAACAGTCCATCTTTAGATTCAGGCCCGTTTTTATCAAACTCTGTATTCATCTTGGCTTGATTGGTTTGTGTGGATGAGTATGTGTGCTATGTGGTCTACCGTGGAGACATTGCCCCCCACGAAATCCACAAATTTGACGTAATCCTATACAGGTGTAATTAAGTTGCTCGGGAACCCTGATCCCTGGCACCCTAAACGTGGCTAATGGTCTTCAACTGGCGAAAGCTAAAGAACACTATAAGCCACACTCGGTGAACAACTAGGCATACAACTGTAGTACGAACGTTACAAATCCTTGAGCTTGGTTATCCCAACTGACGCGACATAAAGATGCCACATCGATGGTGGATTTGCTGCCCCTAGGGGCTCAGTGCCTGTTCAACTAAAACAACGTTTTCGTCCTTATTTTCGCGCTTCAATACACAAAGCTCCCCGCGTCATAAGTTTACGTTCGTTGCCGGTTTAACAGGCAAAGCATCAGCATGTGATGGAAAAGCGAACAGTCCTACAGGGAC